AGGAAGTTTAACAGATGAAGAATATCAAAAATTAAAAAATGGTATTCTGGAAAGAAATTTATTTAAAACAGATGCCCTTAATAAAAAATATATAGAAAATCTTAAAAAAATAGAAAATAAAAGGGAAGAAGCAATCAAAAAATATACAGAAATCAAGGTTGCAGCTTTAACGAAAGAAGCAAAGAAAACAATGGAAAAAGTTTTGAAAAAAACTTATTTAAAAGATCCAGCTAGTTACAAGGAAATCGGGACAAGTACTGGAGAAACAGGAGATAATAAGACAATAACAATAATTCAAGAATTTAGTGCAAAAAATTCTTTTAACGGAACAGTAAGAGAAATTTGCAGCATTACACAAGACATCCGTACAGGAGAATTAGGGAAGTTATCGTGTAGCTTGAGATAGAAGTAATAAAAAGAAGCTTTTTAAAAGTTTCTTTTTTTATTTCTAAAATCATGTTGACTTTTTCCACTTTTTAGTGTACATTATAATTGAAACATTATTTTTTTATTTAATTTATTCACAAAAAAGTGAAAGCAAGGAGGAAAAGTTGGATACAAAAGAAATTTTTATACAAATTGATAAAATAATAAGAAATAAATACAGGTTTGTAAATAATTTTTGTAAAGAAACTGGAAGAAATAAGAAAAGTTACAGTAATTCTTACAATAGAGCTATCTCAGGAGGAAGCTCAAACTTGAATTTTGTTGAAAAATTACTTAATGATTTAGGTTACGAACTGACTATACAGTTAAAATCAAATAAAGAAATGCGAGAGAAGTAACTCGTTAAAACTTGCTGGCACAGACTCCTATAAAATTTTTATTGTTTGATTCTGATTCCTTTCCATATTGTGCCAGTTTTTTTAAATAAAAAATCGGACAAAAGTCCGATTCATATAGGGTTTTATAATTTAATTTATGCATTAATTATATCAGAAAAAAAATGAGGTGTAAAGATGGAAAAACCAAATTTTTACGGAATAATGCCTGCTGATGTCAGGTATGATAAAAACTTAAAACCAATGGAAAAGATACTATATACAGAAATAACAGCATTAACTAATTCCAAAGGTTATTGCTTTGCTACAAATTCATATTTTTCTGAACTCTACGAAGTTCATAAAAATACCGTAGGGAACTGGATAAGCAACCTTGAAAAGCAAGGCTATATAAAAACGGTTCTGATTTATAAAAAAGGAACTAAGGAAATTATGGAAAGAAGGATTTATATTAATCAAAAAAATGTTATACCTATCAACGAAAAGATTGATACCCCTATCAATGAAAAAGTTGATACCTATCAACGAAAAGGTTGTGACCCTATCAATGAAAAAGTTGAGGATAATAATACAAGATTAATATTAAATAATAATATTATATATTTATTTAAGAGCAGCGAGTTCAAAGAAAAATTTGATTATTTTATTCAGCAAAGAAAACTCGAAAGGAAAAACGAAGGTAATGACTTAGGAATTTTAGAAATAGATTTGTATCAGAAAAGATTATATGAACTGTCGAAAGGCAATGAAAAAGAGGCATTAAAAATATTGGAAAAAGCAATAATGAGAAACTGGAAAGATTTTTATATCGAGGAGGGAAAAAATGGGAATAACTTCAATGGCGGAAGTAATAAAAAAGAAACAAGAAAACCAAATTATAACATTGAAGCCGACTTCTAATGTGGAAACAGTCAATATCAGCGTATTTGAAAATCAGAAAAATAAAGGACTGATAAATTACTATAGAGATATTTCAACATTACCTAAGAAAATTTCAGACTGTACATTTGAAAAATCGGTTGTCAAAAACAAAAAGGAACTAGAAATAAAAACTAAGCTTGAAAAATATTGTGAAAATTTTGAAAAAGCTCTGAAACATGGAATAGGATTATATTTCTACGGAAAAAGAGGAACTGGAAAAACATTCTATAGTCTGTGTATTTTCAATGAATTATCAAGTAAATACAAGGTTTATCGTACAAGCTTGATGGAAATAAATAATAAGATAAAAGGCTCTTTTCAGGATAAAAATACAACAGAACAGGGAATTATTAATGATTTGCTAAATGCTGATCTTGTAATTTTAGATGACTTAGGAAAGGAATATCTGAGTGAAAGTTGGGGTAAAGAGAAGCTTTTCTACATATTCAACAAGCTGTACGAAGCGGAGAAGTGCTTAATAATATCCACAACTTTAGACATTCCGCAGATGTCAGAATATCTAAGTATAAAAGGGAGTGATGATGTATTTGACAGAATGACTGAAAATTGCAGAAGCTTAAAATTTGACTGGGAAAGCAAAAGAAAAACAATCAAGGAGAAAATTAAAAAGGAGATATTCGAATGAAGATAATAACAGAAAAAGACGTCATAAAAGCTGAACTTGAAAATAAAGCAATGAATTTAAGAAGAGAAGAGCTGCAAAAAGAGGATAAAAAATTATTGAAACAGATAAATAAAAATATAAAACTTATTGAAAGCTACAAAAAGGTTAAAAAATGTAAAAAATCAAAATAATAGAACTTTTTTCAGGAGCAGGATAATGAGTAGGATAAGAGTTTATTTCATGGAAATAATAGATTTAAATGGTGGTAAACATCAAATAAAATCAGATGACTATAACAAAATATGGGATTTTGTAAAAAGACATAAAGGGTCAATAAAAAATATTCATTCTGGAAATAAATTAGTTTCAGAAAAGAAATTCAAAGAAATGAAAAAGGAAGAAAATTTTAAATAGGAGGAAATTTGGAGTTAAAAGAGTTAACAGAAAAATTTAAAGAAATATTTGGAGAACTGGAAGATTTTAATTTAGAATTATTGACTGAGTCTAATTGTTCTAAATATTTAGAGTTAATAAATAATGATTTAGAAACAGACTATCTGCAAAAAATATGGCAGTTTTTCATGGCGGATAGAGAAAATAAAAAACAGGATTTCACACCAAAAAGTTTGGGAAAACTTATTTCTGAGTTAACAAAATCAACTGTTGAAGAGTGGGTTTATGATATGTGCTCTGGCAGTGGAGCATTAACAATTCAAAAGTGGTGCATCAACAAAAATTTAAAGTTTGTGTGTGAAGAACTTGATGAAAATCTAATTCCTTTTCTACTTTTTAATTTAAAAATCAGGAACATCGAAGGTTATGTAATAAACGGAAATGTTTTAACTGGTGAAAGAAAAACAGTTTATAAACTAACACAAGGAGCAAAATTTTCAGAAATAGAAATCTGTATGTTTTTTGAATATCCTGACTTCAGTTCAGGAATAAGCAATCCACCTTTCAATTTAAGAGGTGAACATAAAGGAGAATTTTCACTTAAAAACATGAACTATGTTTTTGTTTTGAAAATGCTTGAAAGAGTTAAAGGCAAAGTAGCTTTTATTTTGCCAAAAGGTGTGACTTCATCTGGCGAAGAAAAGGAAGCAAGAAAGCATCTTAAAGAAAACAATCGTATAAGAGCTGTAATTACTAATCCTGAAGGTATGTTTGAAAGTACAGCTATACCGACGACAGTATTATTTTTTGAGGATTCAGAAGAAATAAGTTTTTTAAATTGCAAAAATTTTTTCACAGAAGAAGAAAGAAAACAAAAAGGAGAAGATCATACTAAAAATAGAGTTTATACAAAAGTATTAAAAACCTACTCTGATGAACAAATAAAAACCATTTTATCTTGTATTGAAGAAAAAAGAGATATAGTGAATTTTTCTAAAACTGTAGGAAATAATGAAATTCAAGAAGAAAACTGGGAACCGTTACGATACGTTGAAATGAAAACAGAAGAAAAATATAACAGAAGCTATGAAGATATACTCACAGATTTACAGAGAGTGATGATTCAAAAAAATGAAAATAAGCTTACTATAAATGAAACATGGGCAAAAGAAATTGGTTTTTTAGAAGTTTTTGAAAATGCTACTAAATCTGATGAAACAACTAGAGAAATAAATAAAACAATAAAAGAAATTCTAAAGTTAGAAATAGAACTTCCAACTCAAAAATATATTAGGACAACAAAATCTAAAGAATTGAAAATTGAGAATATGGATAAATCAGAAATTACGTCACTTATGTTGATGACATTGAACACGTGGAGAACTATGATTCATTTTCTCAACAATGAAGAAAATAGATATTTATCGGAATTGAAAGATAAAATGTTGCCTGATTTGATGAGTGGCAACTTAAAAATCTGAAAATAGGAGGGATTATAAATGGCAAAAAAAGTAATTAAGTTAATTAGAAACAGAGAATTCAAATTAAATGATAACAATAATATTAAAAGCCCCGAACATTATAAACTTGAAGGCTTAAATGTTGAATCAATAGAAGTTATTAAGTCGGTGCTAGGACAAGAGGGCTTCAAGTCATTCTGTAAAGGTAACATTATGAAATATCTGATAAGAGCAGAAAAGAAAAATGGCTTAGAGGATTACAAGAAGGCTAAGACATATTTAGACTGGTATTTGAGAGAATGTGAAAGCAATGATTAAACTTGAATTGCCAGTTTATTGGGAAACAAGAAAAAATAAATTTGAACGGATATAAAAACAGGATAATAACAATAGATGAAAAAAGATTGTCTAATTTTAGAAGAATGCACGGAGGAGAAATTGGAGGAATACATCAGTGGAGTGAAACATTAAATCAAAGAAAATTTGAAAAAATAAAAAGAAATAAATATTTTAAATAAAAATCAGGAGGAAGGAAACATGTTAGTAAATCATAATATTATTGATTATATGGTTAAATCTTGCGTAGATACATATAATTTGGGAGAAGCTAGATTAATAAAACAAAATTTGGAAGAAAAGAAGGTACAATTTGCATTCAAACGTGCAGATTTAAAATTAAGTGTTGAATTTGCAAATGATAAAATTTCCTCAATAATTTACAACAGTTTTTTAACGGATCAGCAAAGAGAGAATGTTACAGAACAGGAGTTCACGGCAAAATTGAATGACATGCTTGCAGTGAAAACAGTTGAAAGTGTTGAAGAAATTGAAAAAATGTCAAATGAGATAATAAGAGCTGTAAATTCTTCAAAACTGTTTGGTGGAAAAGTAAAACAATTGTTATTAAACAGTGAGGATAGAGAAAAGTTATTCAAAATAAAAAATTTCTTTGGAGCTGAAAAACAATTGTTAAAGCTATATGAAGAAATTGAAGAATTACAAGCAGCATATAGAAACTATAGAAAATCTTTTTACAAAAAAGATGAAAACTTGATAGAAGAGATTGCAGACTGTTTTGTAATTGCTCTTCAAATCAATAAAGTGAAAATGATTAAAAATATGATTAGAGGCATGGTCGACAATTCCAGTGTATTTAAAACTGAAATGATTGAAAAAATCATTAGAATGGTTAAATTTAAAATAAATAGGACAGTGGACCGAATAGAAAAAGGAGAATACGGAGTTTATAAGATTGAATATAAGGCTGACAGGGGAACAGAACAGCCTGAAAATTCTAAAGAAAAAGAATTAGAGGATAAAAACTCAACTGAAGAAAAAGAAGAGCAAAAAACAGGAAATATGACAAAATCAGAAAAGGAGAAATTAAAAAAAGAACAGAAAATATATGAATTTATAAAAAATAAGTCTCCATTCTACTATAGGTCAAAAGAGGTTAGAGATGGGACAAAAATACATCCGACCGAATGCACTGAAATAGTAAAAGAACTGATTGAAAAAGGAAAAATAAAAATAATAAAAAAAGGGAAAGATGGCATATATGGAGCAACTCTTTCAATATCAGAAAATATTCAGGAAGCGGAGGTTGTAAGTTAATGGCAACTAATCCGGGAAAAAAGTTTGAAGAGGATTTCTCAAACAGTGTAAACAGGGAAGAGATATTTTTACATAGATTAAAAGATGGCTCCACGAGTACAGGAGCAGATGGAAAAATGATAAGACTAAAAAATAAAAATTTGTGTGACTTCATACTCTTCAAGGACGGGCAACTTGTCCTTGTTGAGTTGAAAAGTTTTCTGGGAAAGTCGATGGCTTTCAGCAATATAAAAAGTACTGTAGATGAACAGCAGACATTTTTATATAACTTGAGATTGGAAGCAAGTAAAAATAATGTGAAAGCCTATATGGTTTTGAATTTTAGAGAATTAAATGAAACATACGCTATAGATATTCATAATTTTGACGAGTTTTATAAATTTACAGGAAAAAAATCAATAGATATTACAGAAGCTAGACAACTTGGAAAACAGTTATGGCAGAAAAAATCAAGAACTAGATACAGATACGGAATAGAAGATTTATTTAATTAGGAGGGGAAATGGAAAACTTGGATAAAAACATGATTTTAGAGAAAATAACAAATGAAATAAACAGATTTATGGCAAAGACAAGAGGTAAAACTAGGAAAGTAGCTGAAATTTGTGCTAAACATCCTGAAATATTTTTAGAAATTCAAAAGCCTGATACAGTTTTAAAATACTATTTGGATAGGGAAAATAATATAAGTGCCATTACAATGTCTTTATCTGAATACAAAGAAAAAGATTTTCCACTTTCAACAATAAGAAACACAAGAAGAGATATAGAGTTATTTTTGGAGAAAAAAGGAATTAATCTTGAAATTGGTTCACTGCTGCAAAAAAAAGGATTATTTATGAAAATTGAAAGAGCGAAAGGAAATAAAAATTTTTAAAAGAAACATATTAAAAAATGGAGGTGTAGGAGTTGGAAGATATACTGAAAGGGACATTTGAAATAAATATGGATACAGGAGAAACAAAGTATTTTCTTACTTCTACGCAGACTGTAAAAGAGAAACATACTAAAAAGCTTGAGGATTTCATAGAAAATACAATTGCAACTGTTATTGTTGATAAAAGATTGACTACAGAGCAGAGAAAAAAAATATGGTGTATTTTAGATGATTTTGCTTATTGCAATGGTGGAGACAAGGAGCAGTGGAGAGAACAGCTTCAGACTGAATTTTGCAGATTACATGATCTTGAATATTTCAGTATATCCGAAACAAAAAGAGACGGAGCAAGCAAAGATGTTGCAAGGGAATTCATTCAGTGGCTATGTGAGTTGGCTGTGAGAGAAAATGTAGGCTTCAGGGAAGAAACAGGCAATCCTGCTACGTGGGTTCCTGAAATTGGAAGATTTGTTATTAGTTGTCTGAGAGCTAGGAGATGTGCAGTATGTGGAAAAGTTCATGATTTTCACAATGGAGATATAGTTGATTTAGAACATTGGAACACAATCTCAAGTAGTGCCGGGACTTATGAAAATGATGATGGATTAAAAAATCCATTCATAACATTGTGCCGTGAACATCACATGATAAAACATGCGATAGGAAAAGAGGAATTTCAGGAAAAATATATTGTAGGTGGTGTATGGCTCAACCCTCAACTTGTATACGAGTTACTGGATATTTATCCAAATCACTTTGCATTGTTCCGGAAAAAATTAAAAAATGGAGAATATGATGATGTAATAGTGAAGGAGAAATAAAATGATATTAAAAATAATTGTGACAATAATAATTTTAAGTACAGTTTTTAATCAAGTGAGTAAAGCAGAAGAAAGAAAATATTTTAAGGGTGCTTTCTTTGATTTGTTTATAATGTGTATATATCTAGCAACAACAATAGGAATTTATTTATTTTTAAAGTAATGACAGGAGGAATAAAAATGAAATTTTTAAAAACATATTTATTAGGTGTTATAATAGTTTTTGTTATTTTAACAGCAGGAAGAACAATATCAAAAATAAAGTCATACAAAAGAACAGGCAGATGGAACAGTCACAAAATCGAATGGGACGAAATAACGTATTATTCGCTTTACAGTTTTAGTTTTTTTGCTCTGCTGTTAGATGATTTTATAAGAGAAAATTTTTAATTAAAATAAAAGTACAATGACAGTTGAATAATTAAGTTTGTTAGTATATAATTATACCATATATTAACATGTTTTCAGGAGGAAAAATGGTTGATTTTTCAGGAGTAGCAGTTGCAATGCAGAAATTAAATAAAAAACTTAAAAAAGCACAAGGAAATTTGTGCAAATCACTAGAAAAACTGAATAAAAATCAAGAAAAGACCAAATAAAACTGGTCTTTTTGTTTGTAAAAAAAGCATAAATGTGATATAATATAGGAGGTAAAATGAGCATAAATAAAGAACTCGAAGAAATAGAAAAATTTTTAAAAAGCAATAAAGTTGGAAGTGTTATTATTGAAAGAAAACCAAACGGTACAATAACAATACAGAAAACAGAAACAGCACAATATAAAAAAGAGTATGCGAATAATAAGGCAACCTAAGTTGTGTAAGTTTCAAGACAATTTAATAAATTATAAATATTGAGTACATGAATATTAAGATGACCGTATTTATAGAGTTAAGGGTAAAACCTTGATTTTATAATTACGGTCATTTTTTATTTTGCCTCCTCCTTAATTTATATATATGGGCTCATTGATTAACAAGGAGCGGTTGGGTTGGTGGGAAAAGCTTAAAGAAAGCGAGGAAATATGAAACTAGAAAAAGTCAATATAGATAATATAAGAATGTATGAAAATAATACAAAAGAACATCCTGAATGGCAGATAGAAGGATTATCTGAAACAATAAAAAAAATAGGATATAGAAGTCCTATTATAGTTGATGAGAATAATATGATCCTAGCAGGACATGGAAGATATATAGCTTTAAAAAAACTAGGTTATAGCGATGTTCAAGTAGTGAGACATACAGATTTAACAGAAGAAGATAAAAAAGCGTATATGATAGCTGATAATCAGTATACATTGAATACAGGTTTCAACATGGAAATATTAAGACAGGAAATAGAAGAGCTTGAAAGCGTAGATTTCGACACATCATTACTAGGATTCGATGAAATAGAGCTACAGGAAATAATGGAAGATGAGATTGAAGAAACTGCAGGAGATAATCAAGAAGTAGCAGAAGATGATGCCGAATTGGAAGAACCAAAAAACATAGTAATAAAGTCAGGAGATTTAATTGAATTAGGAAAACACAGAGTAATGTGCGGAGATAGCACTGATTCAAAACAAATAAAACTTTTATTAAATAATGAAAAAGCACATCTAGTATTCACAGATCCTCCATACGGAATGAAAAAGGAAAAAGATGGAGTTACAAATGACAATTTAAATTTTTATGATTTACTTGATTTTAATAAAAAATGGATACCTTTGTCATTTGAAAATTTAACCGAAAACGGTAGCTGGTACTGCTGGGGAATAGATGAACCTTTAATGGACATTTATTCTAATCTATTGAAGCCAAAAATTGAAAATAATGAAATAACATTCAGAAATTTGATAACTTGGGACAAAGGAAGTGGTCAAGGACAAAACTCTGAAGATTTCAGAATGTACCCAATAGCCGACGAAAAATGTTTATTTGTTATAAAAGGTGTTCAAGGCTTCAATACTAATTCAGACAATTATTTTAAAGGTTGGGAGCCTATAAGACACTATTTATTGGAGCAAAGGAACAAATGTGGTTGGGACATTCCAACAATGAAAACAATCGCAGGACATTCAGATAAAAGCAGAGACCATTGGACAGACAAAAGCCAATGGAATTTACCAACAAAAGACGTATATTTAAAATTTCAAGAATGGGCTATTGAAAATAATGTGGATGCTTTTAAAAGAGAATATGAAGAAATTAAAAGAGAATATGAAGAAATCAAAAAATCTTTTTATGAAACAAGAGCATATTTTAATAACACTCACGATAATATGAATAATGTTTGGCATTTTGATAGAGTTGTAGGAAAAGATAGAGAAGAGGTAGGAGGACATGCAACACCTAAGCCTGTCGGATTGTGTGCAAGAGCAATAAAAAGTAGTAGTCGAGAAAATGAAAAGATATTAGATTTATTTGGAGGAAGTGGAAGCACGTTGATAGCTTGTGAGCAACTAAACAGGAAAGCGTATTTAATGGAATTAGAAACCAAGTGGGTGCAAGTAATTATAGAAAGATATTTAAAATTTACAGGAGAGGAAGAAATAAAGATAAATGGAAAAACTGTAAATTGGAAAGAATATAAAAATGGATAAGCAGGACTTACGAGAACTGTTAAGAAAAGAATATGAAAATGGTGCAGGAATCACAGAGTTATGTAGAAAGTACAATCAAAGTATTAATACAGTCAAAAGTTGGAAAAAAAGAGATGGCTGGAAAAAAAAACAGATAAATGCACCCTTAACTAATGCACCCCCTAAAAAGAAAAGTGCACCCCCAAAAATTAATGGTGCAAATGAAAAAGAAATAAAAATCCAACAAGACATTTTGAATGGGATGTCAAAAAACGAAGTAATGGAAAAGTACGGAATAAAAAAGAGTGCTTATTATAAGAAGGCTAAAAATATAAGGCAAATAAGACAGGAGCGTACTGAAGAATATCTTGAAAGAATTGTAGATGAAGTGTACAAAGGCGACATTTACAAGATATTAAAAAATACAGAGGTTG